AGCCATTAGATAGTGCTCTTAGTAAAGTTTTGATTTCATTAATATCATCCTTTAAAGATTTCAAATCATTCTCCATATTATCTATTCTATCAGTTCCTTGCTTTCTTTTAGCACGCATCCTGATATAATTATCATATTCAGAAGAATTGTTATTCAAAATAGCATTAGTATGTTCATCTCTAATGAGATTACTGTGTCCTTCTACTTTCATATTATGCTAGTGCAATTACTCTAAGACCTTTAACTCTAGGTGGTTGAGCCTGATTAGTACCAGTACCAACCAACTTAATACTAAAGTTTCTAAATGTAGGAAGATTATCAATAGTAAATTCATAATCATTCCATACTACTTGGTCTGATGTATATGCTACCTTATCAGTCTTAGGAACCAATTTATCAGGCAATCCATTATTTTGAGCAGGATCTATGATCTGTCCAGAAGGTAACAAGTTAGAATATCCAGGGAATGGTTGATAAATCAATTCATCATTAGGATCTTCTGTAATAGCATAGAATGCTCTAATATCACTTGTTAGATTAATATGAGCTTGCATATGAACCTTCAATCCAGTAGCTCCATCTTTCAATGTAACTGGAGTAGATGCATATACAAATGCATTAGGATCATCTTTTAATGTATTAACTCTATTGTCAGAAACCCAATCATCTATTGGATTATTAATTCTATTAGAAGTTAAAATAACTCCAATTCTATCCAAATCAATCACAGGAGAAACAGCTGGTGTTGCACCATAAAGTGATAGATTTAAAGTAAATGATTTATTATCAGGTAAAGTAGTTAATGATGTTGTTTCATTAATTCTAGAAGCAACCATTCTAGGAGTAGACATATAGTTATCAGTAACTAAACTGATATCTTCAAATCCTTGATCCTGATAAGGTACTTCTGATCCATCTATACTAGATGCTGTAACTGTTCTAATTTGAGCTGTTACATTAGATCCTTGAGGTGTGATATTTTGAACTATAGGAGTTACAACTTCAAATGGTATATTCTCAGTAGAAAGAATCTCAGATCCACCAGCAGACTTAGTTTGATTAAAATGTAATTTAGGAAGACTAGTTCCTACAGATCTATCTACTCCATTAGTATTCATACCAACTTTAATATTAAAGTAATCTAATCCTTTAGGATTAGAAACAGTAGCATTTGCTATATTATGATCTGTATTAATTCTTCTCAAAGATACTCCATTCAACTCATACTTATGAAGATAATCTTTCTCACTGTGAGTAAGAGTTTGAGTAGAGTCAACTCCCCTAGTAACACCAGTTAATGTGTTATTTACTACCCCACTATAAGATAGAATTTCACTTCCAACTTTAACATAACCCAAGTTAGTAGAACCAACACCTACATTTTCAAATTCAGCAAAATCAGATGCATCATCTACAATGATAGAACCAGTTGAGGAAGAATCATAATCTGCTGCTAACTGAGTAGGAGGAACATCAGATTGAATATTAGAGAATGTTACTGTATTTTGGTTAGAGTACATTCCATGATTCTTTTGATTAACCTTAATATGAAGTCCATCATTAACTGTTACAGGATCTCCAGATAACCAGACATTACCTCCAACAGTATGATTAAGTGTAACTATACCAGCACTTGTAGTATATCTAATTGTCTTTCCTACGCCAGTAGCAAAGTCTCCTTGTACATTATCTAAGATAAATTCATTATTACCACTTATAGCACCAATAGAGAATTTAATATCTCTTCCTAATGAATTAATACCAACAGATGTTATACCAACTACATCACCTATAACATATCCACTACCCCCATTTGCTATGGTTGCAGCAGCTGCTACACCATTAGTAATAGTAATATTAGCAGTTGCATTTCTACCAAAACCAGTAATAGTGTTAAGAGAGATGTTAGAATAAACTTGACTACCTGAAGAAGGAGTATATCCTACACCAGCATTTGTAATAGTCAAATTGCCATTTGCAGTTCCTGCTAATCCAGCTAATCTTCCAGTAGCATTACTACCATCCTGAGAGATTATATTGCCAACAGTTACTCCAGTATCAGTTATACTAGTATTGAATCCTAACCTAATCTTATTAGAATTGATGGATAATGAGTCCTTCAATAAAGGTGGAATATCATCTGATTGTGTCACTAAAGGTGGATTTGTAAAATTAACACTTCCAGTTCTTGTATTAAACTGTGCCTTATAAAGTACAAACTTCAAATCTTCATATTGACTTGCATTCCATGTTTCTCCATTCTGAGATTTAAATAGAGATCCTAAAGTAGGTTGAGAACTTACAACTACTTGTTCAGATTCAGGTTTATCCTTTGTTTGAACATCAACTTCACCCATTCTAGAAATCCAAGCAGTATATTCATTACTGTTTGATAAGAGAACTATTGCATAAGATTGTCCACCTGGTAGATAAACTGGAGAAGGGAATCTCACAATTGTTCTAGCAGAAGCATCATCAGATACATTAATATCCTCAGGATTTAATACCACTTCACCAAAAGGAATTATTTCAGTGGTTGGTACACCCAATTTCATTGTTCTTAACTGAACACTACAAGGTAAGAATTGGTCTTTACTTCCAAAATAAAGATCTACTCTAGTAGCAAAAATTCCAACTCCATGAGGAACCCAGAAAGATTGAGCAAGAGGATCTTGATATCCATGACCACATGGTTTTGTTAGTTTCTCATATCCACCCTTCTCTGTTATACCAGTATCTGAAGAAATATCTTTAAAATGTTGATCAAGTACTTCTTTATTATCTACAGCAAACTGCTCCAACTGAGCTTCAGTTTGACTATTAGCCCAACTAATATGCTCCTTCATCCTTTCTTGAACTGCTACAGGATCAGTAATCCCTTCTTTAGCAATTGATGCAGTCCAATACTTCATAGCACCCTCATCTGGGGGTGGCTCACCTAATTGAGCATATGCATTTGATATAGGATCATTGGATTGTACAGTAACATTACCAGCATTATCTGTTTGAACTACAAATCCAGTATTCTGAGAATTTTGACCACCTGTTATCTTAGGAACATAAGCAGGATCATCTGCCCAAGTTGCTGCTTCTTGAGCACCAGTTGTAATTACGTTACCAGAAGAATCTTTAGTACCAGTTAATGATGGAGTATAATCAATATAGGTAGAATCTGCACCACCAATACGATCTTCAGGCAATTTTACTACTACATTTGGTTGCCCAATAACGGTGATAGTATCCTCTATAGGTGGATCATTATGAATAGTAACACTATTAACTAGTGTGGTTCTACTATCACTTCCTATTGATTCACTTTCTACTCTGGTTATCATATCAGTATGAATATTTTTCACACTAATAATAGTAGATTGCATAGTATTAATACTTCCAGTGGATTCAAATGTTCCACTAACATCACTAGTAACCTGTCCTGCTATATTACTATTAAGTGAACTAGTTGTAAGTCTAAATACTTTCTTACCAGTTTCAAATTTTGGTGTAGTTATATCATTAGGATTAGGAATAAAGAAAGAACCTAAGATACTTCCCATATTATCAGTTCTAAGTCTTAAGTTTGAAACAGAAGCTTGAGCATTAGATGTCTGTCCTACTAATTTAAGACCTTTTTCAACATATCCATAATAAGTATTATCAGCTTTTTCAGCTAAAGAATCTAAATTTATATTGAGAATAACTGATGTAGAAGAATATAATTCTGGAATTCTAGCTATATCAGAAGAAGCAGAAGCATCTGTAGAAGTATTAGGTGAAGAATCTGGTACTATAGTATCAACTATAATAGCACCTAAGGTTTGTCCTGTTCCTCCCTTACTTAAAGGTGTAAATTGGTAATAGGGATTGAGAGTATAAATTTCATTAGGACTTGTTGGATTACCTCTCTTATGATTTGCTTGGGCAACTTGGAATCTAATTAATTCCTTTCCTTCATTATTAGTTCCTACAACAGTTTCACCTACTTGGAAAGTTCCAGTAGTCATTGTAATTTCAAGAAGTTTAGGAATCATATATTTCGCAACATCTTGACCATCAAAGAAAGAATATACACCAGTTGAAGGTTTTAGAGTTCTAGCATCAAATTTGATGTTTCTAGATCTCATATAAGCACCTATTTCAGTATTAATTACCTTAGGTCCTTCATTAACAGTGCTAAATGTTTCTTTAATTAATTTTCTAGTTGCCTTTCTTTGCCTAGTTCCAGTTCTAGTTTGAGTAACATATGTATTTTTTGCTAAAGTATGACCACTCCAAGTATCATCAGTCCAAGTACCTCCTGTATTACTCCATCCTGTCCAATTTTCAGTCCATCCTCCCCAAGTTACTGGACCATATCCAGCTCTTGAATCAAATCCAGCTTGATCTAATTGCTCTTCATTTTCAGTATAAGTAGTAAGATCTTCATTCTTAGCTTCAAGAACAACTTCATCTACCCATATATCAGAATCTGGAGTTAAAGTTAAGGTTCCTCCATAATAACTTACCAAATAAGGTGTAAGATTTTCAACTCTAGTAGCAAAAAGTTGTGATACATGTACAACCTCATCATACATTAAGGTTAATACATTACCTGTTCTTCTAATACCATTCAAGCTATTCATATCTATTTTAAGATCAAGCTCAGTGGTATAAGGAGAAGGTCTTAATTCTCCATTTTTATAATCAATAGAGTTCTTTACTATAGTCTTTTTAATTTGATTTTCTGTATCAGAGAAATCATCTACAAAGAAACCAGATTTAAATCTATTCAAACCATCTGCATCAGTAATCTGCATATTTAAGGTTTCATTCTCTAATAGAGAAAGTGATGTATAAAATTCTAAATTCTCTATTCTCTTCTCAAGTTTATTGATATCACTCATCTGATATCTCTTATAAGATGCCAGAGTAATACTTACATTATTTACATCATAAAGATATGCAGGGAGCTTTATAGAAGCAATTTCCAATGCCCCATCTATAGGAACAGGCCATTCAGGAGATTCTGCTGGAACTCCATTAACTAATTGGAAAGTTCCATTCTTACTAAGATAAATTTTATCTAATCTGGGAAGATAGAATGAATAATCCAATAAAATAGATCTATCAGATGCTAAAATATTTTTAGCAGAATTGCCAGATGAATCAAATGCTCTGCCTAAGAATTCAAAAGGAGAACGAGATGTTCCTGAGAAATCAGAAACTCTAGGTCTTATATCAATAATATCACTTACCCTACAACCATCAATTTCATGTAAATTTTTATATTCAAAATTATCATAAGAATTGACAGTAGTAATATCTCCAGTATCAGAAGCTGTAAAATAAGCTGATTCAAATACTATTTGCAACCTTTTAGATGGTGCATCATAACCAGATTTTCTTATAAGTCTGGAATAATCATAAATTGTGCTTCTTTGTCCATCATCATAAGTAAATTCATTTGTTATATTATTAGCACCTAAAGTAAGAGATCCAATAGTAGCAGTAATACCAGATTCTCTAAAAGTAACTGTTTCTCCAACTTGGAAGGAAAAATCATTTAAAGAACTATATTCTATAGAAGAATCGCTATTTTTACTAACATACATTCCTATAGATTTTCCGTTATCACCAATAAAACTTTCTCCAACTAATAAATCACCAGTTTTTCCAGATGCACTATTAATAGAACTAAATGTGATTATAGGTAAAACTGCATTGCTAGTATTCTTAGATTCATATACTCCATATATTTTTACAACATCTGGAACATTTAATGATATTTCTTCATCCTGAACTCTAGTTCCATAAACAGTATTATAAGTAAGTCCATCATTTAAAGTAGTAGTTCCAATACCAGATATAGAGCTAGCAGATCCAACTACATTAAGTATATTAATCTTTTGTCTTTCTTTAAGTTTTTCTCTTACATTTATTTTACGTAATGTTGCTATTAACTTAGCTGGACTATTAGTTCCCAATCCATTAATTACTAGTTGAGTAGAACCTTCATTAAAATCAAATTTATCAGGTGATAATGCCTCTGTAGTTCCATCAGTTCTTATTAAAACATAATCTTCCTCATCATATGGTAAGAATGTTTCTGCTGCACTTCCGCTACTAATAGTTCCTGTAGAATTATCAGTTATATCAACATCAAACTGTTTCCTAATTGTAATATGAGAATCTGTTAAATCTACATTTGAAACATTCCTTTTAGGTAATTTAGTATATAAAGAGTTATCTGTAGAAGATTGGAATTGGGAAGTTAATATTCTAAAATTAGAAGGATTAATTTCTCCAGAAGTAGCATCACCAGCTATTATTGTAGGAAGACCTCCTTCACAAATACCAGCAACTGTACTAACCCCAGATATAGTTAAAGAATTTTGAGAAACACTTTCTACTTTAGCATAAGAAACAGTGCTTTTTCCTGGATTGGTATATTCTACAATATTACCTACAGTAGCAATTCCTATAAAGAATTTACTCTTATCAGTGCTTGTAACTGTAGAAATTCCCAAAGAAGCTCCTGAAGTAGTAGCAGCACTAACGTTAACTTCCCCTATATGAGAAAGTACAGTTTGTTTTACATCAGCATTAAATGTACTAGCTGTACTTACTGTTCCATGAATTGACTTAATATCACTAGTAGTATATGAAGTAGAACCTACTGAAATATTTCCACTTTCTACTCCATTAAAAATTAATTGCTCACCAGTAACAAATGTACCTTTAGTGTTATAAGCAGTAACAGCAGTACCAGTAGCATTAAATCTTAGGTATCCTGTAGCACCACTAGATTTTCCTTTAATGTGAGTAGGAACAACTAAAGCATTTACTGGATTAGTATTTAAAGTTATATTTGTATATGTTTGAATATCATATAAAGCAATATCCCACTCATTTTCAGCTGGAATAGAAGTATTATAAGATCCAGATTCTAATGCAAAATCATATACACGTGCTAATCCAATTTCCTTACCAGCAGCAGTTGTTGCAGCAGCACCAATTCTAGAATCTCTTAAACTAACAGTATAATCAGTACCTATTCCTATTATAGGAGATCCAGAAACATTATTTAAAGTGAAAGTAGGACCAGTAACATAGTTTATACTTTGATCCTTTAAAAGTTTTGTAGTTCTTGGTTTTTGAAAATCTAAAAATGTAGGAACTATAGATTCTACTTCAAATCCTTCAACATAAGCTTTTCCTGGAGATAACTTATAAGTTCCTAAATCATCACTAGGAGTATTATTGTTATAAGTTTTTTGTTCAGCATTGAAAATACCATTATTTCCTTCATAATCATTTAAAGTATTTTTAGCAGTAAGTGAAAATGGTTTGGTATAATAATTACCAGACTCATCAAAAGTTCTTCTTGCAAATTCATTTGCTAATTCATTATAATCAGTTTCTTGACGTACATAAATTAATTGACCATTCCTAACTTCCATCAATTCTATAAAATTAGATGGTTTAGGGTCTTGAGGTGATACTGATATTAATTGAACACCTATTGCCAATCTATCAGCACCAGGAGCAGTATAATTACTATAACCCGCAGCATTATCTGTTAATGATTCATCTAAATCAGAAGTAACAATACTTTCTCTAACTCTTAATCCAATTTTATAACTAACATTAGAAGTGTAAGGATCTAGTACTATAGTTTGTTCAGAAACATCTACAAAATATCCTCTTACAAAATATATACCACCAGATAACACAGCAGCAGATCCAGTAAATGCACATATACCATCAAATACTTGAGCTATAGGTTCTCCTGGTTGAAAAGATGTACCATCTGCTGTAGTTACTACATTATTATCTAATAATAAACTTTCACCACTAGTAAATACTGTATTATCTTCTCCTCCAGTATTTAAATATGTAATGAATAAAACATACCAATCAGTACCTAAAGATTTGCTAATAAATGATTTTATTTTAGCTTTTACTCCAGATTGACTGCCAATTACTACTTGACCTATTAATCTGCTAATATAAGAATCTACATCTATCCCTTCATTAGAAACTTGAATTCTAACAGAAGTATAAGCTCCATTATATCTAATTCCTCCTCCAGTTACAGAAGATCCATCTTTAAAAACATGACTTCCAAATTTTTCAATCTGATCCTGAAGGATTGATTGAATACCAGTTAATTCCCTAGCTTGAACTGGCAATCCAGGTTTAAATAGTATTTTGCAATAATTATCAGTTCTATCAAAATCGTCAAAATAAGGAGCGACGTTTAGATTGGTTTCCTGTGGCATGATTCTTTAGAATTGCAAAATGACTTTGATATCTTCTCTTTGGTTAGCAGACCTAGTAATAGAAGGTCTGTTATCAACATAAATTATATTTCCAGAGTACTTCTTAACTTCAGGATTAGAAACTCCTTGAGTAAAACTCTGTCCAAGGTAATATGTTCTATTATTTATTACTGTACTTATACCAGGACTAGATGATGTTCCAAAGTTGGTATCTATCCCCAAAGTACCTTCATTACTAGCAATATTAACATTTCCTCCAGTAGTGGGATTTGCTGTAAATGCATGTAAAGAATATCCATAAGTAGGATCTGTTTTCAAAGATCCGTCAGTATTAAATCCAACTAAACTCTTATCCTGCCAATACTTAAGAACTCCTGTTGTTTGATCATAAGATACTACTCTACCAACTGCAGTAGAACCAACTCCAACAGTTTGAGTAACTTGACCATCTAAATCAAAAGTAGCTGTAGTATATCCTGCTCCAATCAACTTTAAAGCATAAAGTGAACTAGCTTTAGATAAAGTTAAATTAGAAGTTGAATCATATGCTTGAGGATTTTCTACAATTCCAATTCTAGCAATTTGGTTTCCTGTTATAAAATCTGGATTTTCTGTATCATTTTCAATCTTAGAATATACTAAAACATTAGTAGCTCCCAATTCTCTATAGATGTCTGCTCCATGTCCCCCTTGAGGTGGAATAATAACATTAAAAACTGGAACTGTAGTACCAGTAGGAACTCCACCAGTAGCTAAATCTACAGTACCATAAGTATACCCAGATCCACCTTTTGCAATATTAATAGATTCTACTTTAGCATCATTATTAATAACTATAGTTGCTTCTGCTCCAGATCCATCACCAGCAACAGGAACACCAGTATAAGTTCTATTAGCAGTTCCTATACCAGCTCCCCTATTAATAATAGTAGCAATTTTTAATTGTCCACTAGTAGAAGCATTATCTCTTACAGCAGCATTATCTGTACTAGTATCCCAATCACCTGGAACAGGCATGAAATTAGTAGAATCAAACTTTGCTATATCACTTGGTTTAATAGTATAAAGATATTTCCATACATAACCATCTCCACTATCTCCTGCAGATCTAGGTTCTAAATCAGTAAAAGTGGGTTGGTCTAGTGAAGGTCTTCCTGTGGTATTTTCTGGATCTGTTCCATTTTGAAGACAAATATAAACTTTATAATCCTCATTTACTACAAAGTATTTTGCAGCATATAAATTAGTTGCTCCAGAAGGTTTTGCTGTATTTGTTCTACTAATATCTCCCCTATACATATCATAGGTTATACCAGAAGTCCATGTATTCTTACTAACCACTCTACGCACATCAGAAGTTGTAATCTTCTTCAATGCTACCATAGTATCCCAATAATCATCTTCCTGATCAAAACTATCCTTAGG